TTACATCGGTACGCGCACGGTCACCTTGCGCGGGCGGGCATTGCCCTTGCCGGGCACGAGCACCGTCACCACGCAGGTGTCGCCCTTCGGCTGCGCCGAGAGAAGCTCGCCTCCGGTCTGCTCCACCACCTGCGCCGCCGCGGCGCTGCAATCGCCGGCCACCGCGACGACATCCCGCGCGGTTCCCGTCTCGACGGGCCCCGGAAGGAGCAGGCTGGCCGCAAGCGCGGTTATGAGAAGTGGCGATGCCATGAACATACTTTCAGGTGCGGATCATTGTGATGCAAGCAATAAACGATCCTCGCTGAATGGCAAATGAATGCCCTGTGGACGATCCGGCCGCCATCACCGCACCCGCCGGCGCGCCGAAATCCGCCCGTAGAGCGCGATCAGGCCACCGATCGTGCCCACCGCCGACACCACGAGATCGGCCAATTCCCCCTCGTCGCCCGCCGTCACCTCAAGGCCCGCGGCGTTGGCCAGCGACGCGATTATCGCGATCAGCGCACCCCAGACGGTACGCGACTGATACCAGGCCTTCAGATCGTCGTTCATCGCTTTTTCCTTTCGTTCAAAGGGTGATGGTGGCGCGCGCCGGAAGGCCGAGCGGCACCGCGCGCCCAAGCTGGCGCACGCGAATGCTCAGGGTCGTCTGCGGCGCGCCGAAATCGGTAAGTTCCGTGACGGCGGCGTAGGTGAAGGCAGGACCCGCGGTCTCGACGCGGCGCACCACTGTCTCGCCGGAGAGGATATCGAGGCGATAGGCCTCGCTCGGCTCGTCGAGCGGTATCTCGGCGGCAAGCCAGGTATCCGAATCGATCCGCCCGCGCCGGACCCAGGACAGCCGCACCACGCCGTCCGCCCCGCGCCGACCGCGAAGATGCACAGGCGCCAGCGGCGTCAGTGCCCGCTCGCCCCCGGCAAAGGCAAAAGGCCCCGCCTGCCCGCCCGAACCACCGACCGCCTCGACAAGCCAGTTGGAAAGCCGCCCCACCTCCTCGACATCCAGCCCAAGCGGCCGGACCGCATCGTCCAGCACCACGACCACGGCCCCGGCCGCATGGCCGGAGGCCATGGCGTCATCGGTGCCATGAAGTGCGCGCAACAGGCCGGTCAAACGCCAGCGCCCCGGCGCAATCTCACTCGCCCCGGTAAAACCGATGATTTCCCAAGCCCCGTTCCCGCCGCGAACCGCAATGCGGTTGGCGCCGTTCAACATGGCAAGCGTCTCCGCCGAGGCCAGCCCGCCGCCCGCAAGATCCAGCACCACCACTCGGTCCGGATCGAACCGCCCGACGACGCCCACGGCGAGCGGATCGACCAGCCGCCCGATCCGCGCCGGCCGCTCCAGCCGCACACGGCTGCGAAACCCTTCGCTGCCCTCGGAACTCGACACGACCATGGAGCGCCAGGGCTGCGCATAGGCGGCAACGCGCGCAAAATCCTGCGCCGTCCCGGAGCCGAGGATCGGCAAATCGAGGAACACGACCTCCGGCGTAAACGCATCCCCCGGCCCCGCCCCGCTCGACGGGCGGCTTGCGCCCTCGATGAGCAGCGGCGCCGGGCTTTCCCCCGCCGCGATCGCCCGCGCCTCCACCTCACGCACCAGCCCATCGGTAATACCCGTGATGAGAAAGCGTCCGTCCGGCCCGTCGGCGAGCCGCACGATATCGCCCGGCGTCACGGCAAGCGCCGTCGGCGGCAGGCGAAATGTCACCCGCCGCTGCCCCGCCCGCTGGTCGCGCAGCGCCGTCTCGACGCTTGCCGCAGCAGCTCCCGCATGCAGCACCGCCGGCAGCGCCAGCCGCAGCACGCGATCGTTTCCGCCCGCCATGCGGCGCGAGCGCGCCGTCACCCGCGAATAGCTGCCCGCCCCATCGAAATGGTCGAGGATCGCCTCGCCCGCAAAATCGCTGATATGCCCGCGGCTCTCCTCGAACAGCGCCTCATCGGGCCGCTCGGCAAGGATCTCGATCTCCGCCGGCAGCAGCGCCGATTTCAGCCTTGAACGGAACACGAGCTTGCCGTTCGCCTCCAGCGCATCGATCTGGAAGGCCTCCATCAGCGGCTCGATCAGCCCGCGCGCCGACGTCTGGTCCGCCTGCACGAAGCCCGAGAGATCGCCCGCGACACCCGAGACGTCGAAATCCGTAAATCCGTGATCCTTCAGCACGGCGGCAATCACATCCGCAATCGTGCCCGCCCCCAGCCGCGCGTTCAGCCAGTGCCCGCGCTGCCAGTTGAGCCCGTCCGACCACAGCGCCGTATCCTCCGGAAAGGCCGGATAGGGCCGCGCGTCCCAGGTCCAGATGAAGATATGGTCGGGATCGACCATGCCCGCCTCCGGCCCGCTGCCCTGCCACCAGCCATGGTGCGCATCGAGGAAGCGGCGCTGCACCGCATCGTTGCGCGCGCCGCCGGAATGATAGGGCAGCGCGTTCTCCGAGCTTTTCGGGTCGACGAAGACATTCGGCTGGTTCGCCCCCTTGTCGGTGGCCGGGCAGCCGAGTTCGGTGAACCAGATCGGCTTGGAGCGCGGCACCCAGGCCGTATGGCCCGGCAGTTCCGCGCCGCCGGGGCTGCGCTCGTAATGCCGGTTGCCCCACCAGTTTTCGAGGTCCTTGTAGCGGAACACCCAGGGCTTTCCCGCCATGCCGTCCGAAATCGGCGCCCGCTCGCGCGCCCGGCGCGCGTCCATATCGGGGTAGTACCAGTCGAACCCCTCGCCGGAAGCGATCATCGCCCGCATCGCCGCCATGTCCTCAGAATGGCGAAACCCGTCCGGATTGCCGGCCAGCGTATCGGCATCCTGCCAATCGGAAAGCGGCATGTAATTGTCGATGCCGACAGCATCGATGGCCGACGAGGCCCAGAGCGGATCGAGATGATACCGCACCTCGCCGCTGCCATCGCCCGGCTGGTGCCCGAAATATTCGCTCCAGTCCGCCGCATAGGTGATCTTCGTGCCACTACCGACGATCGCCCGCACATCGCTCGCCAGGTCGACCAGCGCCTCGACGAAGGGAAAATCCCCGCTGCCATCGCGCAGCCAGCTTAGGCCCCGCATTTCCGAGCCGATCAGGAACCCGTCCACCCCGCCGGCCGCTTCCGCCAGCAGTGCATAGTGCAGCACCAGCCGCCGAAACCCCTCGTCGCCGAGCGGCCCGGTGATCTCCTCGCCCGAAACGGCAAAGTCGCCGGCATCGGCATTGCCCACAAAGGCCTCGACCTGCGCGCGCGCCGACGCCGTCTTGTTGGTGGACGGCGGATGGCAGGTGATGCGCCCGCGCCAGGGATAGGGCGCCTGCTGCGCCTCGCCATAGGGATCGGGCAGGTCGTTGTCGATCGGCACGTCCATCATCAGGAACGGATAGAGATAGACCTCGATGCCGCGCGCCTTCAGGTCCCGGATCGCCGCGATCACGCTCGCATCCGACGGCGTGCCGCCATAGGCCGGCCGGTCGTTGACGCGCGTGACGACGTAGGCATCCTCACGCGCAATGCCGGAAACCACCCAAGGCCGGCTCTCGTCCTGCCGCGTGGAAACCTCCACGCCCGGCACGATGCGGCACTGCCCGGCCCTCAGTTCCGTGCCGAACCACGCGACCACCAGCCCGACCCGCTCAAGGTTGGGGCAAAGCGCCTGCAACTCGTCGATCGACGCCACCCAGTCGGTCGCCGCGACCAGCGTGTTGCGGTTGATGTTGCGCCCCTTGCCGGACGCGATCTTCTCCGTCACCAGCCGCGGATCGTAGCCATGCTCGCTCGACCCCGGAATGACCGTCACCGCCCGGATCTTGCTTTCCAGCGAGCCCACCGGCCGCAGCACCTCGAACTGCAGGATCGGAATGCGGTTGCCGAACATATCGAGCGGCAGCCGCTCGAAGACGACATAGGCGAGCCCCCGATAGGCCGGCGTGTTGCCCACCCCCTGCTTGGCCTCGATCAACGGATCGGGCGCCTGGTTTGCCGTGCCGCGATGCACGCGCATCTCGATGCCCGTCAGGTCGATCTCCCGCCCGTCCGCAAACACACGCCGGATGCCGGCAATCGGCCCCTCGCACACCCCAACGGCGAAATTCGCAAAGTAACTATAGGTCTCGACCCGCGGCCCCGTCGCCTTGCCCCCGGTGCGCTCGACGGAAACCTCTTCCTCGAACCGCGTCGCCCAGAGCAGCGTGCCGCCGACACGCGCCGTGCCATAGACGCGGCTCATCGCCGTGCCCTCTTCAGCGCCCGGCACGCGCCCGTCGTTCAGCCGCGCGCCGGAAATCGTCGTCATGCCGTTGATCAGCGACCGGTCGACCGCCGATCCCGCAAGCGCGCCCACTGCCCGCCCAAGGATTGCCCCGAACGGGCCGAAAATCCCGCCAAGCGCGGCCCCCGCCGCCTGGAAAAGAAGTGTCGCCATGGCTCAGCCAATCTCTGGAAAGCGGAAGACGCCGGCAATGCGCCGCCGCCAGGAAGGCACGAGCGGCGAAGAGATCACCGCCCCCTGCTCGTAGGCATGGATGAAACGCTCGTCGGGCGCCGCGATGCCGGCATGTTTCGCCGCCACCCCCGCCCGCCAGCGAAAGATGAGAAGATCCCCCGGCCGAAGCGCCGAAACCGGAAGCACGCCGCCACAATGTCGCGCCGCCGCGGCAAGCAGCCGCTCCTCCCCCGCCCGCTCCGCCCAGTCCGCCGCATAAGGCCCCGGCACCTCCGGCTCCGCCCCATAAAGCTCCCGCCACACGCCGCGAACCAGCCCCAGGCAATCGCACCCGACACCTTTCAGCGATCCCTGATGGCGATACGGCGTGCCGATAAAGCCCCGCGCCACGGCAACGACGCGTTCTGCGAAAGCCTCACTCATAAAGCGGCCTCCCGTCATGCACAGTTTCGCCATCCGCATAGCCATAGGTGAAGTCGCTGCCCGGCATATGCGGAAAGCCGCGAAAATTCAGCGCATTGGCGAACTTCGCCTTGCAGGTGGAAAAGCGCTTATCGCACCCCGCCGTCACCAACATCGTATCGCCGACCGCGACGCCCGCCGGCACCGGCTGCCAGAAGGTCAGCTCCCCGCCCGCCTTTCGCTGGTCCTCGATATCCGCCGTCAGCCCCTCGGCCGCGCCGCTGGTAAACGTCAGCACGCCATAGCGAAAGAACCGGTCGGCAAAGCCCGAAAGCCCGCTCACCCGCACCCGCATGTCATCCAGCACCGCGATCACAGTCGCGGTCGCCCGGAATGCCGAGGTCGAAACATCCTTGCCGCAGCGGCTGTCGCCCAGCACCGCATCGCAGCGATGCCCGTAGATGCGCCCATGCACCTGATCCAGCCGATGCGTCAGCCGCCGCAGTTCCACGCGAAAAAGCCCGCCCTCGCGCCGCACCTCGCCCAGCTCCGCCGTGCGCAGCAGCAACCGCTGCGACGGATCCTGCCAGTTGACCGTATAGACCTCGACCTTCGCCCCGTCATACCGCCCCGCAGAAAGGTCCTCCGCGCGAACCGCGTCGGCCGAAAACCCGCCCGAAACATCGCCGCCCTCGGCCGAAAGCCCGTTGCCGTCCTCCGCCTCGCTCGCCTCGAAACCGCTCGCCGCCAGATAGTCCAGTCCGCCGAACGAAAGATCGCGGTCGTGATCGGTAAAGCCCATCACCACGCCGTCGCGGCGCGTCACCCGCCAGGCATGGCAGAGCGTCGTCACCTCCCCGTCGAGATGGGCCTGAAGCCCGCTCGGGATCGTCCTCATGGCTTGATCTCCAGAAGCGGAATGGAAGGAATGCGCCCGGCATTGAACTGCGCGAGATCGATATCGATGCGGTCCGTATCGAACCGCACCGGCACGTCGAATTCGTAGCCGGCCCGGATGACGCCAGAAGCCGGAATTTTCCCAGGCTTGAAGGTCACGACCCCCGTCGCGGAATTCACCGTATAATCGCCCGCCGGCCGAACACCGCCCGCAACGGAAACCACCACCGTGCCCGCCACCGGCTTGTCGATGGTCCGCACCGTCTCGCCACCGGCGTCCGCATAGCGCTTCACCAGCTGAAACGCCGCCGTCGCCCCATCGCCGGTGCCGATTTGCTGGTCGCTCGCGCCAATCGTTCCACCCGGCGCACAGGACTTATGATCCACCGGATCATGAAACCGAAACCCGTAAAACTGCCCCGCCCGCGCCTCGAAGAAGGCGAGCACCGCATAAAGATCCTCGACCGAGCGCACGCCCGATCCCGCATCATAACGCCGCCGCGCATCCTGCCAGCGCCGGTTGCGGTTCTCCCGCCCGTTGGACAGGCTGACGATATCCGTCCGCCGCACCGGCCCGCCGCTGGTACCCAGCGCCACCCGCAACGGAAACCGCACCTCATGAAATCCTGCCATGTCTCTATCCTCGCCTGCGGGGCCTGCCCCTCATTTTCACTCACAAACTCCGCTGCCCCCGCCCCACCGCACGCGTCAGCATCGCCGCGATCTGCCCTTCCGACTTGCGGAAACTCGCCGCATCCTGTGCCGTCACGTTGAAGACGATCCGCGCGCCACCGCCGCCCTCGGTCGCAACACCCAGCGCCCCGTCCGGCCCGCGCTTCAGCGGCAGGATCGCCTCCGCCCCCGCCTCGCCCATCAGCCCCAGGCCGCCGCCGCTGCCGAAATAGGTGGGCGCGGCCACCACGCCGCCCTTGGCAAAGGGCGTTGCCCCGCCAAGCAGGCCGGAAAGCCCGGAGGACAACAGCCCCTCCAGCGGCTTCAGGCCGACGGAAAGCGCGATATCGCTCATGCGCAGCGCCAGTCCGCGCAGCACGCTTTCCAGCCCCTTGCCGTCCACGACCGCGCCCTTCAGCGCGCTGGTCAGCGCCGATCCGAAGGAGCGCGAGCGTGCCTCCAGGTCTTCGAAGATCGTCGAAAGCTCACCGGCATCGTCCAGCGTGCCGGAGAGAGGATTGTCGTCCGCCATGGTTCACTCCTTGTTGTCGGGAAAGGCCTGCATCAGCGCCGCAAGCGCCTGGCGCCCCGGCACCGCCGGCAAGGGCCGCAGCACGCCCAGCGCAAAGCCGAGCTCGCGCGGCGTCATCGCCCAAAAGTCCCTTGCGGAAAGCCGCATGCGGCAGAGCCCGGCATGAAGCACCGCCTCCCAGGGGAAGGCGGCCCTCTCGCCGCTCACGCCGGATGCGGCCCGGGAGGGTTTTCGGCACCTGCTCCAAATGTCGCCTGCAGCAGTTCGGCGGCAATACGCGCAAAACCCGCAAGCCCGTCCGCCACCGCCATCGACGCCACATCCTCGTCGCTGAAGAGATTGCCACCGCCGCGCAGCCCGGCTGCGATGATGCGGATCAGGTCATCCGCCTTCAGCCGGCCGGAGGAAAAACGCTCGGCCAGCCCCGTCAGGCTGTCGACGGCAAAGGCCGTCTCCAGCTCGGCCAGCGCCCCCAGCGTCAGGCACAGCACCCGCCGCTCGCCGTTGAAAACGGCCTCGATCTCGCCGCGATGCCGGTTCGCCCGCGCGCCCATCAGAGCGCCCCGAAGGTCAGCACACCGGCCGATTCCAGCGCGATTTCGAAGACGATCTCGCCATCATGCGCCCCGGAATATTCCAGCGCCGCGATCTGGAACGGCCCCTCGACGGTCCCGAAGTCCGGAATGACCACCTGCCAGTGGACGATCGTGCTGCCGAAGAACAGCGAGCGCACCGTCGCATCCGACGTCTGGTCCTTGAAAATCCCGCTGCCGGAGACGGCGGCGCGCTGCACGCCGGCACCGCCCAGAAGCTCGCGCCAGCGCCCCGCCGATTCCGCGTCCGTCACGTCGACGAGCTGCGCATTGAACGACAAACGTTTGGAGCGCAGCCCCGCAACCGTCGCAAAACCCGCGCCGTTATCGATCTTGAGCAGCAGGTCCCGCCCCTTCTGTGCCACCATGGCAAGGTTCCTCTTCGAAAAATGGGGTTAAGCGTCCGGTTCCGTCACCGCCCGGAAGCGCATTTCCGCACGGTGAAAGCGGGATTTGCCGTCGCGCCTGAGCCGCGTGTCGCGATGAAACAGCAAGACGAGGTGATGCCCGGTAAGCGTGAGCGCCGCATCGTCGAGCGCCGCGCGCGCCGCCGCCGCGATCGCCTGCACCTGCCGGTGCCCCGCCGCTTCCGACCAGGCCTCGAGCGTCACCGTGTGCTCCTCGCCCGTCTCGCTCGCCGTCGAATGGTCCGCGCTGTCGATGCCGGCGATCACCACCAGTGGCGAGGCCGGCTCGGCAAGCCGCCGGTCCGTGATACCGTTCGCGCCGACCAGCGCCGTCAGCGCCGTGTCGCCCGAAAGCCGGGCAAAAATCGCCTTCTGCAGGGCCGATGCCGCGCTCATGGCTTGATCTCCTCGCAGTCGACAAGCGTGTAGCGGCCGGTCTCATCCGGATCGCGGAAGGCGCGGATGGCAAACAGCCGCGCGCCCTTGCGCAGCCGCATGCCGCCCGCCAGGTTTTCGCGGCGCCGCATCCAGATGCGGTGCGTCACCGTCACCGGCAGCGTTCCCGCCGCCTCGTCCGCCTTCGCGACGGTCGGCTCGATGCGTGCCCAGAGCGTCGCGAGCGCCGAAAACGTGCGCTCCACGCCCCCTTGCCCATCCGGCGTTTCCACCGGCTGTTCCAGCACCAGCCGCGCCGTGAAGGCGCCGGGATCGATGGTTCCGTCGAAGGCCATCAGAGCCTCCGCATGGCATAGGGCGCGACAAGCCGGTCGTAGCCTTGCGGCACCGCGCCCGGCTGGTCGTCCAGCGAAAGCACGCCGCGCAGCTCGTACATCGCCGCGACATGCAGCAGCAGCGCCCGCTTCAGCGTGTCCGGCACCTCCGCGCCGTTCTCGCCGAAACCGGCGGTAAAATCGATCTCGATGCCGTTCAGCGCCCGTTCCGTCGCAGGCCGCGCGGGCAGCACCAGCCGCGCCGGCCGCGCCGTGCCGTCGAGCACATAGCCCGTCGCATCGACCTCGACCGGCGCACCGGAAGCGTCATAAACCGTCACCGTTTCAATGGTTTGCACCGGCCCCCTGGCAATCTGAATCACCCGGGCCTCCGGCCAGTCGTCGAGATAGAGGCGAAAGGTGCGGGCGATCAGCACCAGCCCCGTCTGCCCCTCCAGGTGTTCCCGCGCAGCCCGCATCAGGCCCGCTAGCAGGGTGTCTTCATCGGAGGCATCGAGGCGCAGATGCGCCTTCACCTCGGCAAGCGTAATCGGCTCCGCGGCCGGCGGCATCAGTTCGGCAATGGTCATGGGGTCCTGTCCGGTCTGGAGGAACGGCGGGCGCAGCCGGGAGGAAACCGCGCCCGCCAGCACCGGCGTCAGGGGACGACCGCCGGTGCGAGAAGAATGGAGGAAGACAGAGCGGCACGGTCCCTTCTCCCCGCCTGCGGGGAGAAGGTGGCGGCAGCCGGATGAGGGGCAAACACAAGCACGGCCTTGCCGCGGGGTTGCCCCTCACCCCAGCCCTCTCCCCGCAAGCGGGGAGAGGGAGAGGACAGGCCTCAGCTCGCCGCGAACTTCACCAGCTTGATCGCCTCGAAGTTCTGCACCCCGCCGCCGACGCGCCTGGTCGTGTAGAACAGCACGTAGGGCTTGGCCGAATAGGGATCACGCAGCACGCGAACCCCCGTGCGGTCGACGACGAGATAGCCGGAGCGGAAGTCGCCGAAGGCGATGGAGAAGCTGTCGGCCGCCACATCCGGCATGTCCTCGGCCTCCGCGATGGCGAAGCCCAGCAGCGAGGCCGCCTGGCCGGCGGAGGCCGGCGGGCGCCAGAGATAGTTGCCGTCCGTATCCTTGAACTTGCGGATCGTGCCTTGCGTCTTGCGGTTCATCACGAAGGTGCCGTTCTGCCGGTGCCCCGCCTTCAGCGAATAGACCGTGTCGAACAGCGTGTCGGAGGGATTGCTCGCCTTGAAGGCGCCCGCCGCGCCCGTCGCGATATAGCCGATATTGCCCCAGCTCCAGCTCGCATCGGCGACGTTGGTATAGCTCAGTAAACCCTTCGGCTTGTTGGTGCCGTCGCCGGAGACGAAGGCGGTGCCTTCCTGCTCGGCGAAGACGATGTCGACCTCTGAGGCGATCCAGCCTTCGACATCCACCGCCGCATCGTCGAGCAGCGCCGCCGTCGCCGCCGGCATGGCGTAGAGTTCCATGGTCGGGAAGGAGAGTTCGGCGAGCTGCGCATTGCCGGTCTGGGGCCGCGCGGCCGTCTCCGCCACCCAGCCGGCCGCCATGCCGGAGGTGGCAAACGGCTTCTTCAGCACCGAACCCGAGACCTGGCGCACGGTCGCCAGCGCGCGGATCGGCGAGGCGGCGGAAAGCCGGCGGCCGATTTCCGTATCCGTTTCCGGCGGCACGAGATAACCACCATCGGCCGCCGAGCCGACCGACATGGCCTTGCCCTCCAGCGCCCTGAGCGCATTCTCGTCGCCCCGGCGCATATAGGCGGAAAAGGCCGCCTTGTGCTCGGCCGCTTCCAGGCTGCCCTCGCCGCTGCCGCCGAGTGCCGGACGCGCCTTCTTCAGCGCGAGGTGGTCGAGCACGCGCTTCTGCTCGTCCATGGCGCGGTTGATGCGGTCCACCTTGTCGCGCGTCACCACGTCGGCCGTCAGTTTCTGCTCGATCTCGCCGAGCCGGCGGTCGTTGGTCTCCTTGAAGGCCTCGAAGGCCTCCATGAAGTCGTCGAAGGCGGCGGTCATCGTTTCCGGCACGGCCTTGATTTCCGGCGCGGTCTTGTGGATCTCCGTCATGTCTACCTCTTCAGTTGTTAGCGTTTCATCATCCGGGCCGCCCGGCGCATGATGCGTACGAGCTCCGTTTCCCTGTCGCGGAACCACCGCGCATTCTTCACGTTCGACACCCGCGCCGAAGGCAGCATGGGAAAGGTGACGATCGAGATTTCCCAAAGATCCGCCTCCAGGATGCGGCGCACGCCGCTTGCCCGGTCGGTCTTCGAGCGCACCGTCTGGAAGCCGATGGAAAGCCCATCCAGCGCCCCGGATTTCATGAGGTTCAGCACCTCGCGGGCGCGGGCCACGCCGGGCGAAAGCACGCCCTCGACATAGAGCCCGCGCGCATCCTCGCGGATGGTGCGCCAGCGCCCGAGCGGCTCGGCCGGATCATGCTGAAACAGCATGCGCACGCCCGCAGGCCCGCGTTTCTCCAGCGAGCGCACGAAGGCGCCGGGCGCAATAGCGTCCTTACCCAGGTCCACCTCGCCAAACAGGCTCGCATAGCCGGAAAACACCCCGTCACTGGCGACGCCGGCAAGCGTCAGATCCGCATATTTCTTCGTCCGCCAGACCGGCAGGTCTTCGGTGATCATGATTTGCTCCGATGATTTGGAAATCGAATGGAGGCGAATAGCGAATAGGGAGTAGCGAATAGAAAGGGCGGCCGTTTCGGTGACGAATGGCGCCATTCCCAATTCGCTCTTCGCTATTCCCTATTCGCCGCCCCTCATCCGCTCCGCCACGCGCGCCAGCACGCCGAGCCCCCACCAGGCCGAAAGGCTCGCCGCCGCCGACCCGGTCAGCAGCACCTCCGCCGGCCCGAGATAGGTCGCGATGCCAAGCCGCACCGCGATCCAAAGCCCCGCCGGCCCGCCGAAGACGAGCCCGCAGGCAAGCCCGGTGAAAAACCGGCAAGCCGCCTCGCGACGGCTCTTCGGCAGCAAATAAATGAGCGAAACAGCAGCACCCGCCGAAGCCCCAACCAGACGAGCCGTCCACAGCCCGCCATCGTTTCCGATGTCAGCCATTGTTAAGCCTTTCAGATTATTATGAAATTCAAGCGGCCCGGCCACAGGCGGCCGCAAGCGTCCTGCCTCGCGCAGAGTCAGGCGATGGAAAACGCTGAGTCTTTTGAATCGCTTGCAGCGCTTTGTTTGGAAGCCGATTCAACGCCTTTACGGTGTGAATCCAGTCGTCGGCACGGAGATTCATCGTCCCGCGACAAGCCGTTGTTTTTGTTCTCAGAACAGGTAGGAAGCGGCATGTGCCCCCCTCTGCCCTGCCGGGCATCTCCCCCTCAAGGGGGGAGATTGAATCGCGGCTACGTTCCACCCATCGCTACCGTCGCAAATTAAGCAATGCGCGTGCGTCCAGCGGATCTCCCCCCTTGAGGGGGAGATGCCCGGCAGGGCAGAGGGGGGAAGCGGCAACCACCCACCCCCTCAATACCCCACAGCCCGCCGCTTCTCCTCGTCCGTCAAAAACGCCGCCGCCCCAACCCGTGCCCACAATTCCGAGCGCTCCGCCGCAAGCCCGCTCACCTGGTCGAGATCCGGCACCAGCCGCAGCGCCGTCTCCCCATCCTCGGAGAACCAGGCCGCAAAGGACGCCGCGGTCCGCTGCACCAGGGGCAGTACCGTCAGCCGCCAGAAGGCGCGGTTGGCCTCCTGGTAGTTGGCATAGGTCGCATCCCCCGGGATGCCGACCAGCATGGGCGGCACGCCGAAGGCGAGCGCGATGTCGCGCGCGGCCCCGTTTTTCGCTTCCACGAAATCCATCTCGCGCGGCGAGAGCCCCATCGCCTTCCAGTCGAGCCCGCCTTCCAGCAACATCGGCCGCCCTGCGCGCGCCGGGCCGGAATAGCCCTCCTCCAGCTCGCTCTTCAGCCGGTCATACTGGTCGGGCGTCAGGTTCCCGCCCTCCTTCGGCTGGTAGACGAGGGCGCCGGAAGGCCGCGCGGAATTGTCGAGCAGCGCCTTGTTCCAGATCGCCGCCGCATTGGAGAGGTCGAGCGCCATGGAGGCCGCCTCCAGCGGCGCAAACCCCACCTGGTCGTCGAGCGGATGAAACAGCCTGAGATGCAGGATCGCCTGCCCCTCGCCGGCCGCATGCCGGCGCACATGGCTGCCCGCCCGGTATTCATAGGCCTCCGGCCAACCATCCCGCCCCTCGATCACACGCATCCGGTCCGGCCGCAGCAGATGCAGTTCGCGCAGCTCCTCACCCACCCGCACACCCTCGACGAAGGCATTGCCGGAGAGCATCAGGTGCCCATAGAGCGTCTCGAAGAAATCCGTGCCCGCCATGCGCCCGTTCGGTCGGGCGATGAGCGCCAGCAGTGGCTCATCCGGCCGCTCCACCTCGCCCGCATAGGCAAGCCAGGGCACCGAGGCCGCCGCCTCCGCGATCATCCGCACCGCCCGATGCGCCACCGGGTTCTTCATGAACCCCTCGCGCGACAGCGACGCATAGCTGCGGCTCGACCAATACGCCCGGCCCTCGGCCGTCAGCGCGAAAAAGCCCGACGCCTTGGTCTCCGCCGCCGCCCTTGGCCGCCGCGAAAGGAAGGATGGTAGCTTCATGATGCCCTCGGTTGTTTGAATTTGCCAATGATGCTGTGGGTGCGGCCGTGGATCCTCGGGTCGAGCCCGAGGATGACGAAAGAAGAGAGCGCGCATCGTCATCGCCAGGGTTCGACATGCCGCACCGTTCTTGGAGGCAGAGGCCTCTCCTCCCCTCCGTCATCCTCGGGCTCGACCCGAGGATCCACACGGCACCGCCGCGCTACCCACCCAGCGCCACAAAAAACGCCTGCCCATACCCCGCCACCCGCTCGGCCCGGTCGAGCCCGTTGATGATGCGCCGCGCGCCCACCCAGTCGGCCCGCCCGGCGGCAAAATGATCTGCCAGCCGCCGCCCCGTGAAGGCGCCGCGCAGCATGCCGACGAAGAGGATTTCGACGGACGTCGCCATCTCCATCGCCCGCTCCGGCCGCGCAACGAGGTCGATGCCGGTCAGTTCCGCCAGGCGCTCATAGTTGCGCCGGTGCGTGATCTGCACGAGCCCGCGCCCGAGCCAGCTTTTCCCGTCCGCATCCCGCCGCCAGTACGGCGCGGAGACCTGCGGCAGCCGCCCGGCCGCAAAGGCCCGGTCGAGCACGCCGATCGCCGCGGCGTCCGTCGCGGCAAAAGTCTCACGCACCGGCTGCAGGCGCCCGCCCGTCTCGTGATGCGCGGTCGCCAGCATATAGGCGAGGAACCGCCGGTCGCGCGTCTCGCCGCCCTGCTCGAACCGGTCGAGCAGCGCCGTCAAACCCGCGACCTGCCCCTGCCCCAGCCGGTCGCCATAAAGCGGCCCACGCACATGGTCGAAAAACGCCTTGCGATCGATCACCATCTCAAATCCCTCGCACCCGCGGTTCGCCCAGCCGGTCGAACACCAGCGCCGTCAGCGCCCAGACGAGCGCATCCAGCCGGTCCGGCGAGCGGCCGGCGGACAGCCCATCCGGCCCGAAATCACACATCTGGTCTTCCAGCTCCGCAAAAGCACCCGCATGCGCCACCCGCCCCTGCTCGTAGAGCGCCGCCACCGGCTCCGCCCGCAAAAACTTGCCGCGCGTCGCCCGCACCGTCGCGACCGGCAGGTTGGCGTCGACGCTGCGCAGCATCGCCGTCACCATGTCGCCGCCCTGGTTGATTTCCGCGACCACCCGGTCCGCATCGAAGCGTCGAAAGGCGCGCACCACCGCGCTCGCCCAGCCAGCCGGGCTGGCACCCGTCACCGAACAATCCGCCAGCACCACCGCCCGCCCGCTGCTGTCCAGCCCCGCCACGACGATACCGCAGACCGAAGCCGCGGAAGCCGTCGCCGGCGGATCGACCGCCACGACGATGCGCGACAGCGGCCCCGGATTGCGCAACCGGATCGCCTCCAGCCGCGCCCGGCTCCACAGCGCATCCGCGCGGTCGGTGATCAGCTCGCCATCCAGCTCCTGCCGCCCGAGCCGCGTGCCGCCGTAGCGATCCGCCATGGCGTCGAGAAAGCGCGGCGAAAGGTTTTTGGCATTGTCTTCCGTGCGAATACGCCGGACCGCCGTCTTCTGATCAGCCGCCAGCGCCCGCAAAAGCGGCACCGGCCGCGGCGTCGTCGTCACCAGCATGCGCGGATCGTCGCCGAGGCGCAGGCCGAATTGCAGCATGTCCCAGGTTTCCTGCGCATGTTTCCATTTGCCGAGCTCGTCGCACCAGGCGAGATGAAACTGCGGTCCGCGCAGGCTTTCCGGGTCCTCGGAGGAAAAGATCTGCCCGATCGACCCGTTCGGCCAGACGAGCCGCCGGCGCGAGGCCTCGAATTCCGGCCGCGACCGCCCCGCGATCCGGCAGATGCCGGAGACCCCGTCGATCATCACCTCGCGCGCATCGCCGAGCGTTTCGGCCACCAGCGCGATGCGGCTGTCCGGCCGCGCCAGCGCCATCGCATGCACCCATTCCGCACCCGCCCGCGTCTTGCCCGAGCCGCGCCCGCCCATCAGCAGCCAGACCCGCCAGTCGCCCTTGGGCGGCATCTGGGCCAGACGCGATTGAAAATGCCACCGTCGCGACTCCTCCCGGCTGCGAAACCGGGGCTGGCGATCGCCATCCGGCCCGCCCACATCCCTATCAGGAGCAGCTTGGAAACGAGACGCTTCCGCGCGCCCCTTCTCCCCGCCTGCGGGGAGAAGGTCCCGGCAGGGGGATGAGGGGCAACTCACAGTCTCGACCGTCTCACCCCGCCGCCCAAGCCCCGCCTCCAGCCCATCGGCAGCAATCCGAAAAGCCGTCCGCGCCCGTTCATCCTCGATCATCCGCAAGCCCGCTGCCGCCGCCGTCATATCCGCATCGATCTTCCGCCCGGCCGCCCGAAGGGCGAGCCGATCCCTACGGCCCGCTTTCCGCCCGCGCGGCAGCATCGCCGCCAGGCCCGTTTTCCCGCATCCACTCTTCCCTTGCGGCATTCAACCGGTCCTTCACGCGCTCTTCCACCAGCCGGTCGAACTCCGCCGCCAGCGCCTCGCCGTCATCCGGCTCGCCCAGCGCGGCTTCCGCCTCGGCCCGCTCGTTGATCAGCGTGCGCTGCAGGCTGTCGATCTTTTCCAGCGTGCGCACGATCAGCGACACCGCCTCGATCGCCGCCTTGGCGTCCGTCTGCGCCAGCTTGCGCGAGGCCTCATCCTCGGCGGCATCGGCATCCCGCTCGGCAAAGGCCTGCTGGCTCTGGAAGCGCTGGAACCGCTCGCGCAGCTCCTTCGTCATTTCCAGAAGCATCGCCTGCATGTCGAGAAACGGATCGAGCGGCGCTTCCGCCTTGATATCGAGCACCGGCGCCGCGCCGCCCGCAAGATCCGCCCGCCGCCCCGCCAGCCCGTCATAAACCGCCATCTCCGGCGAGATGCCGAAAAGCCCGAGATCCACCGTCAAACCGCTGTCCAT